TCTCTTTCTGTTGGTTGGTTAGGTCTATTTTCTTTCTGGTTTGCCCGACGATTAACTGTCGCAAGGCGTAAGTCTTTCTGGCCGCAATGCTCTTTTGTGAGCGCGCAATGGTGTTCGGGTTAGCGGCCTTCCTTATCTCTACCACCCGCTTGGAAACTGCTGCCCGTGTCACGCCGAACTGGCGCGCAATGGCCGTCTGCGTCTTGTCCTCGTCCCGGTCCTCCAACTCAAACGCCGCCTGCCAAGTGGCGACGAAATACTGAAGGTCGGGACAATTGCTTACCTCGCGCGCCTGTTGCAAAAAACGCACGATAGCCTCCCGCTGCGCCAGCCGATGCGCGTCCTTGTCCGTAGTCGCCAGCGCCCGAATGACCGCCGCCTTGCCATGAGTAACGGCATCCGGGCAAACCCGCACATCGTCCCGGCGGCAAAGTTCAAGCCATTCGTCGGCCCAAATGTCTTCGGGCCTGTCCTCGTGTTCGGGCCAATAGCTGGCCTCTTTTCGGTCCGCTGGATCTCCTCCGAGCATTTGGGCGCGTTGCGTGTCAATCATAAGGCTGTGTCTGGGTTGGCGCAGTTGGGACAAAGCGAAAGCCTGCCATTAAATTTGGCGCGGCACTTTTTGCACTTTCTCGCCTTAATGACTTCCTCTTCTCTCCATAAGATTAGCGGCTCATCCGCCGGGTCTTCGTCTTCCCAGCCGTCGTAAATCAAATCCGATTGGCTGATGTATTCCTCTGGCGGGTCGAAATCATGTTTCAGCTTGCGCCCTCTGGTTGTTGGCCGCTGCTCTTTACATTCAATCATACCAACTGCCCCCTCCTCATCTTCGTCAGGCACCACCCGCCCGGCACTTTGTAGATCCGCAACTGATGCCGCCACCTGTCGCCGCGTCGGCGCGCCACGGCGTGCTTGGCGCTGATGGCCTGCGCCAGCGTGGCGTAAATGGCTTTCTCGCCCTCGTGAATCGGCCTGTGACTCCTGCTCACGCTGCCTCCTTAATCGCCCGTAATGCCCTCACATCGCGCTTTTCCAGCCAAGCAATAGCCTCACCGCCATTGCCCACATCGGCCACGCTGACGGCGTTGTCGCTGATGACGCCGTGGTCTTGTAGTTCGTTCATCACGGCCACCTCGTCGAGGCCACGGGCGGCGATGTAGGCGCGAAGGGATTCGCTCACGCCGCCACCTCCACTCCCGCCATGCGCTGCGCCGCCTCGACCCGCAGGCTGTAATCCCGCAGCCCCTCGCAGTCGCAAACCACATTGCTGCCCCGGATCAGCCGCGAGGCAATGCGGGTGTCGAACTGCTCGGCAATCTGCCGCCGCGTAAAATTGGTCGTGATGACCGTCCACTTCCGCAAACGGCGATCCAAAAGCTCGCCCATCTTTTGCACAGCAAACCCGGTGGCCTCGCCGTCCGCGCCGATGGCCCCTACGCCCAGATCGTCAATGACCTTGAACCAATCCCGGCAATCGGTTTCGAGGCGGTGGTATTCGCCCTGCCGCAGCCGCGTCAGCAGATTTTGCCAGCGCCGGAACATCGGCCCCTCCTGCGCGTAAGTCCACAGGCTCTCCAAGTCCTCGCGGCCCGCCTTGGCCCGCTCCCGCGCATAGACCTCGCGCCCGTGCTCTCGCACCCACGCCACGATCCGCTCGGCCAAGTAGCTCTTGCCGCAGCCGTTGAGGCCCACGATGACCAGCCAGCGCGGTTCCTGCCCGCGCGCCATGTCGGCGACAAACTCCCGCGCGTGGCGCAGCATCTCGGCGCTCTTGGCCCGCTCCTCGGGCGTCTCGCCGCCCGTGAGATGCCATTGCCAATCCCAGCTTGCCTTCGGGTTAATAGTGCGAGGGGTCGCCGACGCCGCGATAGCGTTGAAGGCGCTCCCGACCGCTTGAGCCATTGCTTCCATTGGTCGATCCTTTCGGTTTGTTGTTTTCGTGAAAACGTCCCGCCCATGCCGCCAAAGCGTGCTGCCAGCGGTCGATGGGATTGCCGTTGCGATCAGTCCACCTGCCCCAGCGGTCGATGGGTCGCGCCAAAGTTTCGTTGAGCCAGATTTCCGCCTGCTGCTCGGTCAGCTTGCACTTTCGGCCGGCCTCTATGACTTGTTCGCGCGTTGGCTCCTGCCACACCACTTCCAACCCCTCGCCGTTTGAGTCATCAGAAGATGAAGAAGAAGATGAAGAAGAAGGGGTTGGTTTTTGCTTAACCTCTTTTCCAACCTTGTGGTTAACCTCAAGGTTAACCTTCCCTCCTGCGAGATTCGGGTTGCCTCCTTTCTTACCTCCTGCGGCTCTGGCATTTCGGAGATTTTCGTCGCGGATCATCCGCCGCGAGTAAATGCACCCAGCCTGATCCGTGTCGTAAACTCCCGCCTCGTGAAGCTCGGTAAGATAACCTTCTGTTTCTTCCAAGGTTAACCCGCACATTCGGGCAAGGTTGGGTGGAAGGATAACCTTGTCCTTAACCTTCAAGTGCCCGTATGGGCTCCCCTCGTGCATGAAGCAGATCATGTCCATCCAAAGCCCTCTGGCCCCGGCAGAGCATGACCGTAGTGATGTGTCCCGCAGCCAGTCGGCGGGATAGAACTGAAAAGATGGTCGTTTCATTGAAATAAAAAACCGCCCGCAGCCCGCCCACGGTGAAACAGGCCAACAGCGGCCTCGTGAGCGGATTGCGAGCGGTGAATTTGCATGGCTGTTGTTTCGGTCGGTTTCACTCGACGGCCTGCCGTGCGACGGGTTGCTGCTGGCTGCGTGTCAAAGGTCATGCGGCCTCCTCACTCATGGCTCGGCCCTCCGAGCAAACGCCATGCGAGCGCAGCCACTGCTGGAACTTGTCCGTTGCCAGCGGCTTTAAGTCGGTGTGGCCGATGGGCCACCCCATTAGCCAATCGTTCCAATCGGGGTTCACATTGAAACCACTCACTCGCTGCCCCCCCCTTTGTAGATGCTGCCAAGCGAGAAAATCCTCCAACTGGCTGCGATGCTGTCCGCTCTCGGCCCTGCACCATGCAATCCCGTGAGTCCCCGTTGAAGCTCTCGGAGTTGGAACCGACCAGCCACAAGCGGAGCCTTTCGTGAGGCGCGCCGACGTGATGCGCTCCCACAATTCCCCAGCGCGCATCATACCCCAGCGCGGCAAGGTCACCGAGGACCACGGCAAGTCCTCGCTTAACAAGCAGTGGGCTGTTTTCCACGAAGACGAAGCGCGGTCGAACTTCACCGACAATGCGCGCCATCTCGGTCCACAGTCCTGACTGCTTGCCGGTGATTCCTGCACCTTTGCCGGCGGCTGATATGTCGGTGCATGGAAAGCCGCCCGAAACCACGTCAACAGCGCCTTGCCACGGTCGTCCGTCAAAAGTTCGCACGTCATCCCAGACGGGAAACGGCTCCAAGCATCCGTCGTTTTGTCGCGCCACAAGAACGCTCGCGGCGTAGGCGTCGTATTCGACGGCGCAGACGGTTCGCCATCCGAGGAGTTTGCCGCCGAGTATTCCGCCACCAGCGCCTGCGAAAAGAGCCAGCTCATTCATTGGCCCTCCATGCTGTATTCCGCCACCCGTTTCCCGCTGCGCGTTTCCACGGTTCGCTCTTCAATCTGCCACCCTTGCCGCCTTAACTCATGGATGCGAGCGGCCAGCCGGAAACACTGGAACCGCTCCAGCGCCTCAATGGCAGTCAGCCGATTCCCTGCGCGAAGGTGCGCGAGAATGCGCCCCGCTTGGGTAGGGCGGCGGTGCGTTTCGGGCGCACCGAAGGAAAGTTCGGGTTGCCAAGTCATTTGCTGACCTCCGTCTTTCGGTCTAAGTAGGCAACCATCGGAACGAAGGGCCACGCGGCAAGCAGCGCCACGGCCCCCACAAGCAAGCCGATGGCACAAAGCGGCACGGCGCAAAACATTGCTGCGGCATACCAGCAGGGAGAGAGTTTAATTTCTTCGCTCACGCCGCCACCGCCTTCCCGTAAGCCCACGCGGGCAAGTTCAGACACTGCGCCTCGGCCTGGTAGCCCGGCCACACACCCGCGTCCTCGCACTGAGCGATCAGTTCCAGCGCGTCATACATCGCCAACAGGCCCAGATCCAGCGCATCGGGGTGGATCTCGTAGACCGCCACCGCATACGGCGGGGCCACTTCGACCGCGATCCAGTAGAACCGCGCAGGCGGCAGGCCGTTCAGCCCCGCCAGATGGCAATACCACGCCGCGCTCAGATGGTAGTTAAGCTGTGCCGCCTGCCGCGAAAACGTGCCGTAGTCGGCCCCTGCGCTCGTGGTCTTCACGTCCACGATGACGGCCTCGTTGTCCGAGTCCACCTTCAGCGCATCCACGCGGCCCTTGATCCACAAGCCCGTCCTGTGTTCGCCAAACATGGCAACCTCGCTATCGCAGCCAGCCAACAGCGCCTTAGCCGCATCATGCGCGGCGATACTGTCGCGGATGCCTCGGACGGCGCGGGCCTCGTCGGCGTCAAGGATCGGCGTGGTGCCGATTTTGGCCTTCCACTCCTTGCCCTCCTTCGTGCGGAAGTCGATGCCTTCGGGTTTCTCCACAAACGCTGTGTCCAGTTTGTTCGGCTCCAGCACGGCAAGGTGCGACATTGTGCCGAGCAGCATGGAGCGGGTTTGCTCGCGCTTGGTTTCGCCTGCCATGTGGGCCGCGTAGTGCGCGGGTGTTTTTGGCGGCAATATGTGCTTTGCGTCACTGCCCGCGATGGCCGGGGCCATGCGGTATTCTGCTTCGGGCATCGTGTAGTGGATGCCGGTGAGGTTTTGGGCGCTCATGGGTCAGAACGGGATATCGTCCTCCGCCAGTTCTTCCGCTTTGGGTTCAGCCTTCGTCGGCACATCCGCCGTGCGAATCGCCGCGAGCTTGCGCCCGTAGTCATCGACCTTCACTTGCAGGAGCACCGTTTCTCCGTTTTCCAGCGCGTCCACCGTCTCGCCCAAGTCGCGGTCAATAGTGTTGAGCCATTCGGCCTTTTCAGCGCCTTCGATCTCCACAAACGCGCCCCACTGCGTGTAGTTCTTGCCCGCCTTGCTCGTCTTGTCTTGGCGGTTGCCCTTAATGAAGCGAGCCGTCTGCCAATCTGCGCCGTCTTCCATCGCGGCGGCAGGCTGCTTCTTGCGAACGGGCGCGGCCTTCACGGGTTCCGGCACCACGTCGATCACATTCTCATCCACCATGCGCGGAGCGGGTTTGCTTTGTGCTTGGTAGCGCACGGGCGCAGCCGGGCGCGGTGCGTCGGAGAATCCATCCTGCGGCACCTCTTCGGCGGGTGTGGTTTCCAGCCCTGCGTCCATGTATGTCACGACAAACGCAAACGCCGAGCGGCAGGCTCGCGAGATGGCCCGCGTCTGCGCCATCGCGCGCTTGGCGTATTCGTCGCGCTTGCTCCACGTCTTCTCGTCATCGCCCACGAAGCCCTCGGCCTCGGCAATAACGATGCCCGTGTCCATGCGGCGCACTTGGCCGATAGCGCGGAAACCCGTCTCGACGCGCTCCACGTCCTTGGCCGAAGCCACGCAGCCGTAGGCGTTGGCAATGCTCTGCCAGCCCTCAACGCGGACGTATTTGCGGCCTTGGATGTTTTGAGCCGTCTTGAGGACGATCTCCTTGCAAAACCCTGCCACGTCACTTGCTTGACGGGTGGGGCTGATTTGGTGTGCCGTGCCACTTGACACAGCTAATTGGGTGTTTTCCATTGGTGTGTGTTACTCGCCGCGTCGGGGCTGCAACCTCGGCGCGGTCTTTTTTTGGGTTAAGCGGGCGGTCCTCCGTTAGTGGTTGACCGTCCGAAAATCTGATCCCAGCCGTAGACCGCCACGGCGAGCGCGGCCCACTCGTGCGACTTCACGCCATACGTCGGGCCCGGTGCCTTCTTCGTTCCCTGCGGGCCAAGTCGGTCGAGCAGCGCCTGCCGCACGTTGCCGTCTTTGGCCCGCGGGCTTTGGCAAAGGTGTAGCTTCACGTCCTTGCGGAAGACGCGCGTCACATGGCCGCCGCTGATGCCGGCCATCTGAACAAAGCGACCAATCCACACGCAGGTCTCGAAGACTGATGCGCCAACGGCCATGCCGTAAGACGCGATCATCTCGCAGAACACATGGCGCCGCCCCCACAGGCCGTGCGACAGGAAATGCTCGTTCTCGTAAATGCCGTGGCTGATGACCTCGCGCCCATCGAAGATGGCATAAGCCGACTTGTCCGTGCCCGGATCGACGCCCACCACCACACGGTCCACGCTTTCCGCGCAGTCGCCGCAATCGGTCATGTCGTGGAAGATCGACTGGCCGCATTTGCAGTAGTGGATCTCGCGGCTCATTTGCTGGCCTCCTTGGCGTCACACTCCGCCCCGCACGCGGCATACCCGGCGAGGTCGATCCAGTTATCGGCCTTGGGCGCGTGGGCTTGGCGGGCGATTTTGACTAAGCACATGAGCGCGGCGATGTCGCTGGCGCTCACGCCAACCGGCTGGCCGTTGGTGCGGGTAAGGTAGGTGCTGAACATGGCGGCCTGCGTGTGGAAGTCGTCTGCGGGCGAGCCGTAACTGTCGTTGCGCTCGCCGCAAACGGCGTTGGCGGCGGCCTCGAGAATGTGCCGGGCGGTCTGGTTGCTCATTTGCCCTCCTTCATGCGCTCCACCAGCGCCAAGCCTAGCGCCTCAGCGGCGCGCAGTTGTTGTTGCAAAATGCCGCGCTCCTCGCGCAGCAGCGTCACCTCGGCCCGAAGTTCCTCGATCTCGCACTCAGCCCGCACAATCGACGCGCACGCTTGGTCGTAAAGCTCACGCAAAGTCGGCTGATCTTCCCATTGCGGGCCGAATCCGACCGCGCCCACACAAAGTTGCGCCGGGGCAGCACCCGTTCCCCCAAGAACAACTGCCCCGGCGTTGCCGCCGCCCCTGTGAGACGGTTTGTTCAGCGGCAAATTCATAGTTCCAAAGCCTCCAATTCCGCCCGGCGCGCCTTGGCAATTAGTTCGTCCGCGTCATCGGCCCACGATTGCAGTTGCTTGCGAAGCAAAAGGTTTTCCTTAGTCGCGGCCTGCGCGGATCGGTAAAGCTCGGACACCTCTCGCTCCAGTCGCTCAATGTTGTAGCGGGCCACCTGCAACTCCTCGCGCAGGGCGTGGATCTCGGCGTCCTTTGACCGCACAAAGTCCTCCATTTCCATCTCGTGGCTCATTTGCCGAGCCTCCTGGCATCCAGCATCCGCGCAGCCGGCAGTAAGTCCTCGGCCCAAGATTTGGCCCAGCGTTCGGCAAAAACGGCAGCGGCCAACACGACGCAGTTGGCATAGAGATAGTCCTTTTTGCCGCGCAGCTTCATCGGTGGCGGGGTATCGACTTCGCGGTCAAAGCGCGTGGAGAACGCCCGCCCTTGCTTGCGCCCAGCCGCGCGATTGTTGCCCTTGGGCGCGCCCTTTTTGCGGCCCCAGCCTTTCGGCAACACACGCCCGAGAAACCCTTTTTCATCGCAGCCACTTGGTCAGGGTTTCGACGATGAGCACCAAGCCAACGGCCAGCGCAGTTAATACGGCCATCGCGGCCACAGCATTGTCTGGGGGTGTGCCGTTCATCGGGCGATCCGCTTGCGAAGGGTTGCCAGCGCCTTGGCGATGCGCTCCGTGAGCGACGGGGTGCGGCCCTCGGCCATGCGCTTGGCCACGCTGTAAAAGCCCGGCAGGCACGGACGCTGGCCATTCCCGTCGATGACGTTGGGACGGATGCTCACGCCCGCACCGCCTTCCGTGTGGCCTTGCGGCGATTTTTCGCGGTCTTCGCACGGCGCGCTGGCAACTCGTTAATCAGTTCGGAAACCGTTGGGCGGCGGGGTGCGCGCTGGCCGTTGGTCAGTCCGATTTGATAGCCGCCGAGCCACGACAAACCGACAAGCGAGACGGCTGCGATGGTGATGACGATTACGGTTAGTGGGTCCATTGTGTGTTTATTTTCTGTGGGTTGTGTATTGGCGCGTCATACATTGACGCGCAAAATTTTGCTCGTTCTTGCCAAAGCCCGCCCCGGCGAGTATCCAATTCCGAATAACGGCGCTCGCCCCTCCACGAACGTGCTCACCACGCTCGCGCGCCTCTCTCACTACGCTGGGCTGGAGCCGAATTGTGATCGGCTCCAGCACTTCTGCGTGCGCGTCTTTGACCTTATCACGCTTCATTACTCCATCTCTCTCACAAACTCGGCGCAGCCCAAAAGAAAGGCCAACGGGCAAGCGCCTAACTCATCGCATTTTGCGTCGATCCAAGACACAAGATCCTCACTCGCCTCGCATGAGGTGGCGAATCCTCTGTATGTCATGTATACTTGAATATTGGGCCCTTGACGGGCCGTCATATTCTGGTTGATTCCCCGCTCGACTTCAGCGGCCTGACTGTTTTGGTGGTGTATGACGGGCATAAGGTGGGTTATTACGCGCGCTCAATACTGAATGCGGCTCATCCGTCGCTGCCATTCGGCGGCAAACTGCTCGTCGCGGTCGAGGAGCGTCGGCAGGAGCCAATCGCGGAGCATCGTGCTGATGTTCATGTCGCGCTGACGGGCGCGGCGGACGATGGCGTTTTTCATGATCCGAGGCAGGCTGATGCAGAGCACGGCGTGTTCGGGGTTGCGCTCTTTTTTGAGCTTATTACTGGCGTTGGGTGTGTTTTGCATTGGGGTGCTTTCGTTGTTCATGGAGCGTTATACAAGTCCACCTGTCTTACGTCAACCACTTTTTTGTCCCCCGCCAAAAAAAATTTTCCTCCTCCGAAACCCGCACCAGCCCCCTCTCCTCCAGCCACCGCTCAATGCGGTTGTAGGTGCGGTCCCCGATCCCCTTGGTGCGGCGGGTGAGCAGTCGGTATTGCAGCGCCCTGGCAATCTTCTCCGGGGCGTCGGCCCCCACAGAGGCCAGCGCCTTCTTAGCCTGCGCCGGCAAGCCCGCCAGCGGGTCGGGCTCCCGCAGCATCCGATTGATGCGCCCCCTCACCTCTCCCAGCTTTTCGTGGTCCCGTGCCCACTCCGGGGTGGCCCGTTCGGGCATTGGCTGGCCGCAATGGGGACAATGTGCCATACGGCAATCAATCCCCCGCTCCCGCCATAAGTCAAGTTTTTGCGGAAATTTGTATACTTGTGCTTTTGACATAGCGCGCCGCCTTGCGTGGCGACGATTTCCAGAAAATTCCGTCGAGGGCTGGCGGTTTCATGCACCCACGGCCACGAAGCAGACCCCAAGGCGCTCGCCGCCATGCTTAAGATGCGGGACAAGTGGAAGCCCGACACGGTGCTGCATTTGGGCGACTTCACCGACATGGCCGCGCTGCGCTCCTCGGCCAAGCCCGACGATCCCGACCGCGCCGAGAGTATGGCCGACGATCTGCTTGCCGGGCTGTCGTTCCTGCGCGAGTTGGAGCCGACTCACATTTTCATGGGCAACCATGAGCATCGGTTGGTGAACCTCGCGCACAGCGGCAATGCCGTGGTCAGCTACGCCGCTGGCAACGTGCTTGGTCGCATTTCCGACGCGGCCAAGGAAATGAAGGCCAAGCTGATCCCCTACGACGGCTTGCGCCCTTCGGCTTGTGTGCAACTTGGCAACGCGCTCTTTCTCCACGGCGTGATGTATAACGTCAGCGCGGCCCGTGACCACGCCGAGGCGCTTGGGATGTCCTGCGTGTTCGGCCACACCCATCGAGTCGCCCAAGAACAAGGCCGCACTCAGCGCCCCGTGGTCGGTTACAATGTCGGCTGCGGCATCCGCCTCGATGTCGGCTATGCCCAGAATCGCCGCCAGACGCTTGGGTGGGCTCATGGCCTGTGCTGGTTTGAGTATTCCGACAACCTGACTGTCGTGCGGCTGGAGACGCTTTCCCCGCATTACCGCTTGCCGCTATGAAGGCCGACAAGGAGCTTGCCAAATGGTGCGCCGTCTTAGCCGAAAGCACAGCCGCCACCGACACCGTGCCGCCCGGCTGGCTCACGATTGCCGAGCTTTCCAAACAAACGGGAAGCCCGACCGCCACGCTCCAGCACAAAATTAAGCGGCTCCTTAACGCTGGCAAAGCCGAGCGCAAAGACTTCCGCATCCGCCTCGCCAAAAACGTGCGGCCAGTGCCGCACTACCGCCTAAAATGAAAAAGCGCGCCACAGGCCAACCTCGGCGCAAGAAACAGCGCCCCACGTTTCGCTTCAAACTCGATGGCGAGTGGTGGACCGTCAAAGTTGCTCGGCCCCCGTCCAAGGAATTGTGCGAAGGCATGACCGACTACAAGCGCCGAGTCGTGTGGTTTCATCCTAACGCCGTTGCGGGCAACTTGCTCGGCATCGTCGCGCACGAGTTGGCGCACGTTAATTTTGTCTGTGCCGACGAAACCCATGTCCGCGATCACGAGCGGCTTGTGTCCGTAGTCACGCGCTGGTTGGCAAACATGTTTGCGGACGGCAAAATCTCCATCGGCCAGCATCGCCGGGACAAGTAGCCAATGACCTTCTGGCCCTTGCTCATCTGCACTTGCTGCTATGTGCTGACCGCCGTGGGATTCTACCGGAGCGGAGACATCGGCCTCGGCCTTGCCTTCACGGGCTACACAATCGGCAACCTCGGTTTCCTTTTGATCGCGCTGGGTGTAAAGTAAATTTGGCGGTGCGGCGTTGAAGGAAACGCAGCCGGACAACGGACGGTCACAAAATAACAGAATATGTGACAAAGCGGGTGCAAGTCCCGCCACCGCCCTTCTACTAACCTGTCTAAAAATAGCAGTTTCTTATACACGTTGCGGCAAACGTGCTTAAGGCCTCGACAATCCCATCGGCATTTTGTGTAGCGTTGGCACTTTTGCGCCAAATGTGTCACCAATCCCGTCAAAATCGACGGGTTAAGCCAATCGCTCGCCTAGATACGCCTTGAACCGCGCCAATTCCGCCGGAGCAAGGTCATCCTTCCGGCCCGGCGAGACAGTGCGGTGGTCGGTCACATCGGCAAGC